ACGATAGTTAGCCAGAACAACTTGCCACTTGGCTTGATCGTCAGTTGTATGCCTTCTGTCGAAGTCCATGATAATTTCTTCTCGTCGCTGTGGAGGAGTGTCTCCGTCAAGGACAACAGCCTTGATGTTAGTAGCCGTACAACGCTTCTGCAATTCATGCAGGGGAGCCTTAAACTGTGAGAACACCACAACGGAATTACCTTCGACAAGGCCACCTTCAGTAAGATCCGCGAGTAGCCCATCGCCTTCCTTGTTAAGAACGTAGTCGAGTTTCTGTGACTCTTCGACATTCAGCCGAAGCACTACAGTTCCCTCGTCGTCCTTAACCTCGATACCCGCAGGCCAAGTTTCGATCTGTCGCAAGCGTGTGTAGATAGCGATTTCCGCAGCAGCAGTGATAGCCTTATCAGAACTGATAAGGATTGCACCGTACTTCTTCATCTCATTACGAGCGCGAGCCTGATCTGGATAGTTTTCGATATCCAGTTCGAGTTCGTGAATTTCCTCATGTTTGCCGGGCAGCACGATGCCAGCATCACGCTTAGTGCGACGCATGTAGAGATTGCTGATTCGCTTCGACAGGCTGTCGAGTCCACCTGGGCGGAATCCCCACTTCTTCGTATACAAGTCCTGCTGACAGTAGTCACGAAGGAAGTAAGACTCACTGGTGAAGTGGTCAGGATCGACCAGACTCAACAGGGCAAACAAATCCTGAGGCTTGTTCAGGATAGGGGTACCAGTCATCGCCAGCACGAATGGGACGTAACTAGCGCTAGGCTTCTCCCAGTAGTAAGACCTCCCAAAGTCACGATCATGGTTGTATTCGTCCATGTCGATATGCGGGAAGTCTCGATGGCTAAGCAAAGACTTGATGCTAGTGTACGCACCAGTATTACGATCCTTGAGCACATGTGCCTCATCAAGCACAACGAAGTCGAACTGAAGATTCTTCAAGTCCGACAGGAGGGCCTTATCACGCCGCCATGCCTCGTAGTTGATGATGACTAGAAAATCATCCATTTCATTAAGAGTATCAATGAGAAAACGGCGAGTATGCTTAGGCTGGTTGCCCATAAGTACAGGAGAACGATCGGTCCACAACTGGACCTCTCGAACGACATTTCGTAGTAGTGGAGCAGGGCAGACATAGAGAATCTTCCGCCCGCACTGATGCGGTATGCCAACCACACGGTTATCAGGATCGTAACCGTAGGGATTATCAGGACGAGCATTGAGAGTGGCTTCCTTAACCAGATCAGCAGTAGCAAGAGCAGTAAGAGTCTTACCAAGGCCAGGGGCATCGGCAAGGATCATCTTACGGTAAGCAGTGATTCGCTTAGCAGCAGCGAACTGATGCTTGAGGATATTCTGGAACCACTTAGCAAGCACCATAGTTTCATCAAGGCGCTTGTCAAGATCAGCCTCCTGAGCACGAAGGCGCTCAATACGCTGGGCCTGAGCCAATTGACGCTCAGTGGATGCAATCTTGGACTGCATCTGTCGGATCAGATTGTTACGCTCGGCGCGCTCACGCTTGAGAGTCTCTTCACGCTCAACAATCTTCGCTACGACAGCCAGATATTCTTGATAGGCTGCGCTCTTAGTCTCAGAGATTCCAGTCAGTTCCTCCTTGATAGGAGCTAATTCAGTCTGGTACTGGTCAAGCTCATTCTTCAGAGCGGTAAGTGACTCAGCAATTTGGTTAATCTCCTCAGGATCACTTGACTGAAATACCACATCTTCCATTATTAGTCCTTAGTTACTAGAGCAAATAGCATGAAAACTGTAAAGAATCCCATGATAAACTTGAGAATCTGAATGACAGTAACAAGTGTCTCGGCCATATGAAATTGTCCTTAAAGAGGAAAAGCCCCCGACAGGACGCACACCACTTTGTTTATCTGTGGGTCTGCCCTGTCGGGGGCTTCAGCGAGTTGGGGAAGATTACTCGCTATCCTCTTCGGACGAGTCGTCCACCTTGTTCACGCGAATGGCGTGCTCAACACCCTTGCTGTCGGGGAACTGGAAGTCCACCACAACCGGGAAGTCGTCAGCCTTGACGTCCTCCTTACCAGCCTCAGCGAAGAAAGCACGCTGAAGATTCTCGGTGGGAACCTCAAGAATCTTAGCAGCAGCGGAGAACGTGGACTTGATAACGCCATCCTTGTTCTTGGTACCCGCGAGAACACCGTCGATGTAAACATCAACACCGCGAATACGCCGACCACCAGTGCCCGAACCGCCACCCGAAGCGCGGAAGCCTTCAACCTTAGGCGCGGACTCCAGAACGTCATCACCGTACATGCTGGTGAGGTACTTAGCAGTCGCACGCACGGTAGCAAGCTGCTGCTTCAGAGCCTCGGGGTTAACACCTGCACCCTTAACGGCCTCCTCGTAAGCGGGGTCGATAAGCGGCGTAGCCTGAACGAGTCGCTGAGTCAGGAGGTTCTCAAGCGCAGCCTCCAACTTCTCGATCTTGTTATTGATCTCAGCCAACTCAGGAGCGTTAGCCATGAACGTCTCAGCGAAAGATTCCCGGGACTCAACGCTCTTAGCCATCAGGACCTGGCTGTTGTACGACTCAACCGTAGTGATGTAGCGGTCGAGGGCAAGCTTACCAAAATCATCGAGCTGCATTTTACTGTATCTTTCTGTTTGTTGTGGACCCTGCTCGGAATTGAGCCTGGGTTGTTGTTCTATTTGGTTAGTATTAAGTTGTAATGGGTGGAGGCGGTGGTGACATGGGGACTAATCGAACAGCCACTCTTACCTAGCCCTAGACCTCCATCATGTACCTGAGTATACCCTGTCGGCCATCGGCGTGTCAAGCACGATCCGGCCCGACTTCCGACAGGGGCTCAGGGGTCAGTCAGCGTCAGGTCACAGGTCACCATCATGGACGCGCTTCCATTCGCGCACATCGTCTAGCGTGAAGAAGCCGTCCGAGTGGTTAGAGTACCAACTTGGGTAGGTAGTCTCCCACTCCAACTTAAGACCAGCAGTAATCAGCATTTCGATGAACTGCTTGAGGTCAGTGGTGTTGTCGAACTTCAGGTCTACCGTCTTAGCATCGGCGGTAACCATGGTTACCGTAGCGGAGTAACTACCCGCGCTGATGCTGTAAGTGCGAATGTCCTGCTTGTCGAACGAGACAGTCACGCGGTCGATCTTCTCGAAATGTGCCATGTCACTTGCTCCAATCATTTGTAGGGTCGAACATCTGCGTGTTTTCTTGCTTGTTGGCCTTACGCTCCGACAGGAACGCATACCACTGGATCACTCCCACAGTGATAAGGATGAACCCTGTCGCAAGGTAGTTGATCTGAATGTCTTGGCTCATAACCAGCAGACCAACGATGGTGAAGAATGTTGCTGTGATGACGGTTATGCGCTGATTCATTCTGACTGCTCCTTAATAACTCGGATGATTGCGTAAATTGTGAAACTGATAAGTCCAAGACCTCCAATGGCTGAGGCTCCACCTGCGTTTAACAAGATGAAACCAATCAAGAACGCTGGGATAACGTAGATCACAGTGATGAGGATAAGTCCTGCTACCTCCTCACCTGAATACTTAGACATTAGACATTTAACTCCTCACAAGAGAGAACAGAAGAACTAGGACACAGGGGACGTCTGGAAACCCAGCCCGCCCCCTGCACCCAAGCCAGCCCGAGCGCAAGGGGGTTGCTTAGGGGTTGCTTAGGGGTTGCTTACGCACGAACTTTACGGTTAAGGTTAATGCTACGGCTGAGCCACTTGTTGTCGTCGCTGTCACGGTACCGCTTGACTTCGGTAATCTTACCGAGCCAACCGTTCTTATCGTGCGTGCCCAAGTGCTCCAGGATCTTAAGGATCTGGTACTCTTGGTACTCACGATCATTCTCTACACCGACAGGTGAATCCACCGGCGCGTGAAGCAACTGCGTCTTCATAGTGCAACCCGACAGGCCACACTCTGCGATACCGTTACGCATGTTGATTTGGATACAACCAACCGACAGGAAGGGCGTTGCGACCCCCGACACCCGTCGGATGTTAGTCTTGACCTTGAACAGTGACTCATGGTACTTCTTCGTCTGGTCCAACGAGAAGTTACCGTAGTCGCACAGGACGTACAGGTCGCTGGTATCATTCTTTGTGGTTCGCTTCCACATATCCCGGCTGGTCTTACCGAGTGGGTTAGCACTGCTCACGAACACTGCGTTGAAGTTCTTGTTGCCCTTACCCCATGCATCACGCCTGTCGTACCCAGCATCGAACGTACTGGGGTCAGCGTTAATGTTGGGCTCGTACTCGTAGGGGTCATTGTTGGGGTCGTCCAGTCGGAGTGGGTCAGTAAGTGCTGCGTCGATTAGTCGCACTGAATGGCGGCAATCGTCAATCCATTGACTGAGTTCGTCACTGAAGTCCAGGTCGTACTCGATAAGTGCGAGGACGATTTCGTACACAAGGCTAGCGGTGTGGGCGAACTCTTCTTCGGGATCGACAGCCATGCGGAGGGAATATGCGTAAGTCAATGGGCTCTCACCAGTGACACGCTCCACGATGGTACGGAACTCCGGCTCCGGCTGGTCTTGGACGAGATGTGCGATACTTGCGACGTACTCTTCTGCTGTGTTCGTCATGGTGCGGGTGCGGTCCTTTCATAGTGTAGTTGCGGGTTGTAGACTTGCGCGGACAATCCAGCACATAAGCACAAATTGTCAAACTCGGTGTTAAGTTTGACGATTTGGGCTTATGTGCTAGACTGAGAAGCGCAGGCTAGGCTAGGTACTTGGCGGGTACTAGTGGTTGCGGATTCGGAGTGCAGTGTCAGTGCAATTGTCGATGCTGATGATCCACTCGAAAGGCTGGTCCGCAAGCTGCTTGCTGAGTAACGCATCAAGGATTCGCCTGTTGATTGCCTTAACGAATGCAGCTTTCTCGCACTGGATGTTGGTGTTCCAACGCTTAGCCACGTCATCGAACTCTTCGCCTTCTTCATCGGCGGGGATTTCGAACTCATCGTAGAACTTCTCGAACTCTTCGATGAGATCGTAAAGCCCACCACGCTTACTGACGAAGGTAGCAACACTGCTGGTATTGTCTGACTGGATTTCGAGGACGTCCATGTATAGCGGCTGGATGCTGTTGCTGGTCATTTGTTTCCTTTTCTCTGAATAGGGCTTATCACTAACGCCGCAGGTTCCGGCGCTGACGCGGACAAGCACGGGAGGGACCCGCCCGAGGAACGAGGGTGGGAGGGACCCGTGCTAGCGTCGAAGCGCCGGGTTCTGCGGCGTGTGATAAGCCCTGTGTATTACTGTGAGTAATACTGACTGACGGAAGCTAATGGTGTTCGAACAGGACTGCTTGTTCGAACGACCCCCCTCCCTACGGGAGGGGAGGGGGGTGTCGTGCCGCGAGCGAGAGAGCAACAGCCAGACACAGGGAACGTCTGGAAAGGGACGACAGGAGCCCCGCCAAGCCGGCCAGCAGGCCCAGGAGGCCCCCTGTCGGAGGTCGGGTGAGGTCTGGGTCCAGTCGAGCCCTTTGGAAGGCTTAGATCGAAGCCTCGTGAGTTTACAGTATGTTCGAAAGGGGTGGCATTGGGGGTACAATGGGGAGTGAATGAGGAGGGCTTGGGGGTACAATGGGGTGCCATCTGTACCACGATTATTTCCTCAACTTAGTTATCTTCGTCACTCAGCGTAACATTCGCTATTACTGTGCGCCGCTGGTATTGGGTAGTTCTGTTGTTATGTAGTTGTTTGTTTCGCCCATGTGCTCTAATGTGCTCGTTTACAGCGTAAGGTGCGTCCGCGGGTTTTGGGTAGTTCGCGCGCGCTTGCGCGCTGCGTAGAAAAGGCAGTCTCGCCGCTTGCGGCGAGGCCTTTTCCGCCCGGGGGCAAACAATAAGGCCCGGTCCCCTAAGGGACCGGGCCTTATTGCTGTGAACTACTGCGAAAGGGCAGTAACCGTTGCGCCCATGCTGCGGAGCAGAGCGCCGAACTGGCGCACATCATCGGCATCCGCGACGGTCGGCCAGAGCGACCACTGGCCGTTAGCCTCGCGGATGCCGAATGCCAGAGTGTCAACATAGACCGTAACCGTTGCACCCTTGCACGCGGTCAGGATTGCTGCCATCGTTGCTTGCACGTCCTGCGAAACCTCCTCGCGCACACCCTTACAGTGTGCCGACCAGGCTTCGTCGTTGCCAGTGAACTCGGCGCGCGCACCAAAGTACGCGGGGCGCGGGAGTGAGTAGATGTCATCGTGCATCGCAGCGATAACGTCAGAAATGTTCGGCCGAATCCCGATAGTAACGGCGACGGTACGGGCGGGGGTAGCGGCTGCCTTAGCCATGTGTGTTGTTCCTATCCTTGTGCGTCGCCCGTAGCCGGATGCATCGGGGTCGACACGTATAGATTACGCTCGGCACAATATCCGCCCGACCGTAGGGAGGGCTTGGGTAGTTTAGCTGAGCGAACATCTCGTGAGTCGCGTGCGACGAGCGAGTGTAAGCGAAGCGGTACCTTTGCTTCAAATTACCTTTGCTTCAAAAAATTACCTTTGCTCCAAAAAATTACCTTTGCTTCAAATTACCTTTGGGTACCTTTGCTCCAAATTTTTTTTTTTTTTTTCAGGAATAAACTCATACCTATACCCCCTTGACACCTGTTAATTCCGTGGTAACATGGATACATGTTCAAGGACCTAAGGCTGCATTACGGTCTAACCCGATCCGACCTAGCCCTGCTAACCGGCCGGACGACCAATTACTTGCTGAAAGCCGAGGCTCTGACGTTCCCTAGTCCCCCGGTAGCCCTGCTCGACTTATACACCAGCGCAGAAGAGCCTAAGGCATGGGCGGCCCTGTCGGAGGTCGAATGGGAACCAATGGATAGAGATATACTCATCTCCCAGTATAGAGATAGCCAGCGTGCTAAGCGAGAAACTTGGCTGTCGAAGTTCAGTCCAGTTCCTAACAGTGCTCCTTCGTTCTGTCGGCAATGGGTTGAACGTAACGAATACGACATTATCTATCCTACTGAGTACCGGGTGTCGCAGGGGCTCTGTGTACCAGCACCAGCCGTGTACCGAGCTGAAAAGTTCGGCCATGTATCTCAGCCAATTAAGACAGCTTTGGGTGACCTGATTGATTACGCTGCTAGCGGTCGGATGTTAGCAGCAGCATTACAGTACCCTGAAGCCAGCCTTGAAGTGAGCAAGTTGTTAGAGATTGCTAAGAAGTACGGAGTGGTGTTGTATCATGTCTGATGTTCAGGCCGTAGTCCCTAAACTCACGAAGGAACAGTATGATTTACTGCTTTATTTGGAGCAATCCTACTGGCGAAGTTCTTCACTACCATCATACGAAGCCATTGCTGCCGCGGGAATTGAACTATCTGAAAGCGTTTACTATGAAGCGTGGATTAACCCGCGATTCGTGGACGCGCTTAGGTCGAGAGGAATCCCTGAGCACCTGCTCCGCACTAGCGCAGGTACTTTCAACGGAAAAATCCTTACCGAACAGCAAATGATGGTGGCGAATGTCCTCCTTGACACGCTTGACAAACGATCCCGGCTTAAAAAACTCACTGAACTGGGTATTACTACAGCCGAGTATAACCAGTGGCTCCGCGATCCGATCTACAGACAATACTGCCTTGACCGGGCAGAGCAGTTACTCCTTGATAATCAACACGTTGCACACATGTCTCTCATCGACCGTGTTGCACAGGGAGACTTAGGCGCTATCAAATACTTCAACAGTATGACTGGGCGGTACCGTGAACGTGCCCAGACTGCTGTGGAAGTAAACGTCCAGAACAACTACGGGACTGACACGCTGATTAGCATTGTGGAGATTATTCAGCGGCACGTCAAGGACCCTGTAGTGTTAAGCGCAATTGGGGACGACATTTTAGCGTTGCAGCGAGGTAACCAGCATGACGTACCGATGCCTACTGGCGCTAGCGGGTACATCGAGCCCGCGCCGAAAAGTATTGAAGGGAGCATTATATGAGCCCCGACCCGTTCCAGAGTTTTAAAGACGACATTGAGAACGAGGCACGGAAAACAGCCGACAGCAGTTGGGACAGCCCGTTCCACACTTTAGGGAGCGGCGCGACACAGGCTGCTAGCGGGAACCACAAACACCACGCCACAGACATTAAGGACTTACCGCCGGGGACGGCACTGAGCAACGCGATCCCTAAACAGGACGCAGGTAGCGGCTCGGCGGGTACTGGAACTGCTGCGAGCCGCGATGACCACGTTCACCCACCAACGCCAGGAATTAGCTTAGGAACTAGTGCGCCGCCAGCAGACGGTGGGGGCGGGGCTGTCGGAACGTCGGGAGCGGCTGCGCGTGCGGACCACCAACACCCAGCACATAACGTGGGATACGCAGATAACGCTGGGTACGCTACTAACGCAGGGAACGCTGATACAGTAGACGGATATCACGAAGGATCCCTGTCGAAAGTCGGACATGGACATGCATCACTTCGCGTGCTCTCTCATGACTTCGGAACAGTTGCTGCTTCAACTACTGTGAATCAGTTATTTAGCCGGAACGCAGACGAGGTTCCTGTCTCAGTCTACAGTGTTTACAACGCCGTCAACTACACATGGGGCATCGGATTACCGGACGCTACGAGTTTCAGAGTTTACCTCAGGAACCAGTCAGGAAGTTCGAACGCGATCGGAGTTATCTACATTGTTCTTGGGAAGTTAAACGTCTACTGATGGGCGCGCTTCGATTCGAATACAATAAGTGGGATTTCGCCGGAGCCCTCTGTCGGGAGATTATGGACGCGCATGTCTATTTTTTTCCTGAACATAAGGCAGGTAGTACTACAGCAAAGAAAATCTGTAGCCAGTGTCCCGTCAAGAAGAAGTGCCTAGATTACGCTATTAGGCATACCGACATTAAGTACGGCATATGGGGCGGAATGAACTCCAAGGAAATCCGCCGCATCAGAGCAACTCTTGGAATCCAAGAAGAGCCGGAGGATTATGACGATGAAGCAACAGCCTAATCTTTCTGCTCAGAACTTACTTCTCCGTATCGGGGAGGAACTCAAACGTCAAGCGCAAAGGCCGAATATTAATGGGTATGTCCCGCACGCGAAACAAATCGACTTTCATTCAAGCCCTGCTAAAACTCGCCTCTACATCGGAGGCAACCGCAGCGGAAAGAGTTTTGGCAATGTCGCTGAATGCACCTATTGGCTCACGAAACAGCATCCATACCGACGTATCCCAGTTGGAGATTATGAGGCTACGCGAGGGCGCATTAATACAGTGGACTTCATTAACGGAGCCGACAAAATCCTTCTCCCACTTTTTAAGCAACTCATCCCTCCGTCTTTTCTCAAAAATGGGGCTTGGGAAGATTCCTACCACCGAGCCAGCCGAGTCCTCACTCTCAACAATGACTCATTCATTGAGTTCCTTTCCTATGAGTCCGACCTTGATAAATTCGCAGGAACATCTCGACATTTTGTCTCATACGACGAGGAACCCCCAGAGGCAATCTACACTGAGAATAAAGCACGTTTGATTGACACGAAGGGACACCAGTGGTTCTCCATGACGCCTGTCGAGGGCATGTCGTGGGTTTACGACACGATTTATCTTCCCGGTAAGGAAGGTAACGAGGACTTCCACATTACCGAGATTAGCATGGACGAGAACCCTTACCTGTCGGCTGATGCAGTCCGAGAGTTTTTGGAGGGCCTAGATGAGAACGAAAAAGCGGCTCGCGGCAAGGGTCAGTTCATCGAAATGGGTGGGAAGATTTACAAGAACTTCGACCCCAAACCCGGTGGGTTACATGTTCTGGACCGAGAAGGCTTACGGTTTCCACGAAACGTCCCTATCGGAATCAGTCTCGATCATGGATTCAACAACCCTACCGCGTTATTATGGCACGCCCTTCTCCCTGAAGGGAAGGTCGTAACATTCCATGAGCGGTACCTGTCGGGAGAGGTAGTCTCAAGTCATGCGCGATACGTCCATGAATTCAACCGAGTCAACCGAATTCAGCCATCCATCCTCATTGCCGACCCCAGCATCAAAAACACAGATCCCATTACGGGTACGTCTATCCTCCAAGAGTACGTCAAATTTGGTTTACCTTTCAGCCTTGCAAACAACGACGTTAAAGCAGGTATCGAAAGGGTTAGTTCCTATCTTGTACCACGCGCAGGTGGAGAATCTCTGTGGCGCATCACTAAAGACTGCAAAAATACTATCAGAGAAATGGCAAGATACAAGTGGAGCACCTACCAGTCCAAAAAGTTAGATGCTCGCTACAACCGTAAAGAGGACCCGCATAAGAAGGACGACCATGCGTGTGACTCGCTGCGGTATTTCTTAATGTCGCGCCCAGAACTTGAGTTTGAGTTCGCGCGAGCAAATGAGCGGGTGAACCCCACAGAGTTTTGGGACGATAGTGTCGTGCAGCATGTAGGGGAGTGGAACGTGCGCCAAATCCGACAGGATGAAATTTCGGCGTGGGCAGCACAGAACGATGAGTATTCAGATCGCACTGGCACAGACCAACTCGGAGGGCTATGGTAAGTTAACTCTTGACAGCCCTGTCGGGGCGTGAAACGATCTCCCTGTCGGAGCCCTTCAAGGCTCCCTTTGGTATACCTAAGAGGACGCATGAGCGAGTTGAGGTACAGGTACGACAATTCAGGACGAGTGCAGCCTACTGAGTTTGGGCGCATGATGCATCCTGGACTTTGCCTGTTATGCAACAGGCCCGGTAAGTTTCCTGAGGAAGTCTTTGCCAATCTCGGGGTTGAGTTAGAGTATTACGGCGTCGCATACCTCTGTCTGGAGTGCTGTGCTGAAATTGCCGACTTCATTCTCTTCAAGTCCCCCGATGCTTACGATGATCTTTTAGATTTTCTCAAAGAGAATCGTAATCGAAACCTTCAGTTGTCAGAGCAGTTAGCAGAAGCAAAGAGGTTGATTGATGTACGAATTGACACTGCTGGCGATCGTGTCGCTAGCCTCAATGGGACTGTTAGTCTACCTCTTTTTGAAACTGACAGCCCAACAGACGAAGTTGATCGAATTCTTAACGACAGCGAATCAAAGCCTGCTAAATCAGGTTCGAAGTAAGGATTTAGCAACCCTGTCGGGTCTTGAGCAGGTGTATTCTGGACCTCTCGAAGAGGCTTATCTTTCGACAGATGACAGGGAGCTTATTGCTTGGCAGCAGGCTGTAGCGGCTCAGCATCAGTTGGGCGACATGCTTGACGAGGAAGATATTGAGACCTTTAAGGCGGCCTTATGAGTCTACAGCAGGCAATTGAAGCGCAGGCAGGGACTAACCCCCTGCTTGACGCTTTACTTCGACAGAAGCAGGACGCAAGTCTTGCTGTGTGGGTTGAAGATCAGTTTAAGTCGATTAAGGCTGCTCGACAGGATCAAGAGCGCCAGTGGTACTTAAACTTGGCCTTTTATTTCGGTAATCAGTATATTAAGCCGATGGGATCGCTTAATAATCTGACGTTCACAACTCCGAAGGCTCCGCCGTGGCGTGTGCGCCTTGTGGTGAATCGTATTCGGCCTGCCATCCGTACCGAAATCTCTAAGCTTATTGCTCAGAAGCCTACTGTCTATGTGATTCCCGCCACTGGTGAGGAAGAGGATAAGGCTGCTGCTAAGGCTGCTGGACAGATTTGGGAAGCAGCATACCGGGATAAGGAAGTTAAGAAAATCCTTAGGCGTGCCCTGTGGTGGGGCACGATCTGCGGTAACGCCTTCGTTAAAGAGTATTGGGACTCGGGCATCGGTCCAGAGATGGTGAACCCCATCACAGGCGAGAAGAGTGCTTCTGGCGATGTGGAGATGGAGGTTGTGACCCCCTTCCACTTATTTGTGCCTGACTTAACTCTGGAAGATATCGAGCAGCAGCCTTATGTTATTCATTCTACTCTTAAAGATATTGGCTATGTCCGCCGCGTTTATGGTTTTGAGGCTACACCGAATGCTTCATCGAATGACACTCTTATTGATAATCGCTACCTTAATATAGTCAATGAGGCGTCTGTCAATAAGAAAGACCAAGTGCTTATGCATGAGGTTTGGATTAAGCCGAACGGGCACAGGTTATTCCCTGAGGGTGGACTATTAACGGTCATTAATAGCAAAGTTGTGCAGCGGATCGACAAGTATCCCTATCCGCATGGCGAGTTCCCGTTCGCTAAGTTTGACCATATTCAGACAGGTAAATTCTACAGCGACTCCACAATTACGGACCTGATTCCGCTTCAGCGGGAACTTAACAGGACTCGTAGCCAGATTATTGAGTCCAAGAACATGATGGCGAAGCCTCAGTTAATTGCACCGAAGGGGTCTATTCAGCCTCGGAAGATTACTTCTGAGCCCGGTCAGGTTATTGAATATACGCCTGGGCTTACTCCGCCAACTCCGTTACCGATGCAGTCGCTTCCTGCTTATGTTTTGCAGGAAGTTGATCGTCTTATGCAGGATATGGACGATATTGCAGGTACTACGGAAATGTCTCGCGGCCAGAATCCGTCACAGGTGACTGCGTACTCAGCCCTGTCTTACCTTCAGGATCAAAGTGAAACAAAACTTTCTGCTTCCGTTGCATCTGTCGAGGAGTTTGTTGAGAAAATCGCTCGTCTTTACCTCAAGTATGTTGTATATTATTGGGATATGCCACGAACCGTCAAGGCGGTAGGTAAAGACAAGATGATTGAGGTTTCTGCTTGGAAAGGCAGTGACCTCAAGGGTAATGTCGATATCCGTGTCGAGGCTGGTTCTGCTATCCCATTAGGTAAGCAGCAGCGACAGACGTTCTTATTGGACCTGTTTAAATTAGGTGCGCTGCCTCCTGAGTCCCTTTTGGAACTTCTGGAAATGCGTGATCTTGAGGATGCTCAGTCTGAGTTCTTACTGGATAAGCAGCAGGTTCAGCGTGAGAATCTTCTGCTTATGAATATCGGCGCTGAGGTTCCGCCAGAGATGCTTCAGCCTACTATGGACCCAATGACGGGTCAGGAGTTACCTCCGCAGATTCCTCAGATCTTTATGCCGCATAGTTACGATAACCATGAAGCGCATATTGCTTACCACAATAATTTCCGTAAGACGCAGGAATTTGAGCAGTCTCCCGATGTGGTGAAGCAGTTGTTTGAGCAGCATGTTATGCTGCATCAGCAGGCGCTTATGGGAGTTAATCCTGCAATGGGAGGCCCTGTTGTAGGTGGACCAGAACCTGCTATGCAGGAACAGGGACAAGAGGAGCCTCCCCCACCGGGAGGGGAGACAAATACACCGTCAAATACACAGCCTCCCGGTCAGGGGAATTAAGGAGTAGATATGTCTATTTTTGAGGTTCAGTTAAATACTGATCCTAACTTTGTTGATCCTGGTAAAGATATCATTGTAATGGATATCGAAGTTTTAAGTACACAGACTGGATTAGATAGTCAGCTTACTTCAGTGGTTCCTGCTAAGGACCGTCCTCATCTTACTATGAACGATAAGATGTTTGCGGCTCGTCAGGCATTGGGTCATCATATTAGGCATGGTCGTGATTTTGATAACCCTGCGCCGCCAATTTCAGAAGATTTATTAGAGAACTAAGGGGTAAGGATGGCTGTTAATCTTAAACCGTTCGAGATTCCTGTTGATTCTGGGTTTACTCGATCAGGAATGGCTGTCGATCAGCCTCCGAATAATACCATTGAGGGTTCTCGATGGGGAAGTCAGGCAGTTTTAGAAACTGAATTGCCTGCAAGTGTTGCGGCTAAGGATAATCCTAGCTTAACACTGAACGATAAGATCTACGCTGCACGCCATAAGGTTACTGAGTGGTCTGCTACAACCTTTGCGGTTGGCGAGATTGTTTCTCATTTAGGTAGTTTTTGGTATGCTTCTACGGCTGCTGTCGCGGGCGATGTTCCCGGTACTGCATCTCTGTGGAAGAAAACCGGAGCACCTTACATCTCATAATTAAAGAGAGGCACGTTTAATGGGTAACAGCAATGAGCCGGAGGGTTTAGATTTCGAAACCTTAGCCGCTCAAATGTTGGGTCTGGACTCCGAGCAGGATCAGGAGTACCCTGAGGCTCAAGAGCAGCAGGCATCCCTGCCTTCGCCGGGCCATCCGGCATGGCAGGAGATTCTCTCGGTAATTCCAGAAGAGTTACATGATAAGGTGCTACCGACACTGCAAAACTGGGATGCTGGAGTTAGTCGTAGGTTCCAGAAAATCCATGATGAGTACGAACCGTACAAAAAGTTTGAAGGGTACGATCCCGAGGATATTGAAGAGGCTATGGGAGTGTATCGGGCACTCACTAACGATCCGGCCTCAACATGGGAAACCATTGGGAGAGTTTACGGACTTAGCCCGCAGCAAGTTTCTCAGGCTACCTCTGACGAGGATATTGATTTAGACGGATTGCCTGAAAGTATTAGGGAACGACTGTCGAAGATTGATTTACACGATCAGGTGCTAGAATACGTTTCAAAGCAGATGCTTGAAATTCAGGCCGCTGAAGAAGAGGCTCAGGAAGATCAGGTATTAGAGGAACTCTTAGGAGAACTCCATACAGCGTATGGGGATTTTGACGAAGAGTATGTTGTTGGCTTGCTGGCCGCTGGTGTTGACCCTGATGACGCAGTTAACAGGTTTAAAGACTTCACCAGTAGGTATCAGCCTCAGGTTCAGCAGCAGCCCTCGGTGCGTGAAATGGCTCCTCGTGTTATGTCTAGCGGCGGCGGAATTCCAAATACTGGAAGTGTAGACGTCAATAAGTTGTCAAATCAAGATACGCAGGAACTCATTACACAAATCCTGCGCCTTAGCCAAGAGAATAGTTCTTAGGAGGAACTACTGTGGCATCACTTTCTACGTTGACTACGGTTAACGCACTCACCAAAGAAATCTACCAGGGTAAGATTCGGGAGCAGTTACAGGACGAGGTTATCGGCCTCAAGCGTATTCAGCGTTCCGGCGCTGGTGTGACTTCTGAGGTTGGCGGTAAGTACGTCACCTTCCCGATTCGTGTGTCTCGTAACGAGGGCATCGGTTACCGCGAGGAGAATGAGACTCTTCAGAGCGCCGGTACTCAGGGCTACGCTCGCGTTAACGTCGGCCTGAAGTACGGCTACGGCCGTATCGCCCTTACGGGTCAGGTTATGGAGTTAGCGGAGTCGAACCCGCAGTCGTTCGCCTCTACGCTGGACCGCGAAATGAATGGTCTTAAGACCGACCTCGCTAAGGATTCGGCTCGAATCTTCTATGGCGACGGTACTGGTGCTTTCGCTAAGGCGACTGGCGCTAAGACGGGTCAGGTTATCCCTGTCGATAACGTTCAGTATTTCTTCGGTCAGATTGGCGCGAAGTTAGACGTTCTGGCTGCTGCTAACCCGACGTCTGGCGCTGAGCATCCTAAGTATGTTGATCCGAACAGCACTGATCCGGCTCTGCTGAACGCGCCGCTGCTTGCTTCGCTTACCAAGATTGCAGATGGTGTTGTTCTTACGGGTGTTGATGTTGCTAACAAGACGATTACCGTGTCGGGTACTCTCGGTACGGTTGCGGCTGGGCATCTGATTACTCGTACTGGCAACTACCTCCGTGAGCCTTACGGCTTGTCGGCTCTGGTTGGAACGCAGAAAATCTTTAACTGTGATCCGGCTACTTACCCGGTGTGGCAGTCTGTGCTTAATGCTAACGGTGGTACTCCTCGTCCTCTGTCTGAGGGCCTGATGATTAAGATGACGGACGATGTTCGGGTTAATGGTGGCGTTACGTCGCTTATCCTGACGTCGCTTGGCGTTCGTCGTGCTTACTTCGCTCTGCTTACGCAGCAGCGTCGGTACACTAACACCAAGGAGTTCGGCGGTGGTATGACTGGGCTTGCGTTCAACAACGGCCGGGAGATTCCGGTGGTTGAGGACGTTGACGCGCCTGCCGGTAAGATGTGGTTCCTCGACGAGTCTGCGTTCACGGTGTACCGTGACAAGGATTGGTCGTGGCTGGATACCGATGGCGGTATCTGGAAGTGGGTCCAGAACAAGGATGCGTTCGAGGCTGTGATTCGTCAGTATTGGCAGATCGGTCTTGACCGCCGTAATTCGCAGGGCCTGCTGTCGGATATCACTGAGGGCTGATCCGTTAGATGGGGTGTAGGCTTTATGAGGGCCTGCACCCCATCTTGCCATAAGGAGTCATAATGAATGGTCTGTACGAGGCTCCCGGTGGGATTATTCCTACTGTAGATGATATCCGTAATGGCATTACAACGAATACCAACAAGGGTACATACGAAACTATTATCCTTGCACTTAAGACGCTTCAGCCCCTTAAAAAGGCTCCGAAGAAGTCGGTTAGTTCTAAATGATTACAGAACGTACTGTTACTGGTACCTATAAGACCCTCGACGGGAAGCCTCGTCGGGGGTATTTAGAGTTTACTCCTAACACTACTGTTTTGAAGCGTGGGACTGCCATTGTGCCTGTCGGTACCAAAACTGCGTACCTTGACGAGAATGGTAGTTTTTCTATCGACTTAGCCGTAACTGACGATCCGTTATGGCTTCCTGAGGGCTGGGTTTGGACTGTCGAAGAAAAGATCGACAATGGCTCTGTTTGGTACTTATCCGTACCTACGGATATTGTTCCATTAGACATTACGTATACGTATATCCCTAATACGCCTCCTCCGACAGTAGTAATTCCTAGTCCTGCTGGAACTCCCGGCCCTCCCGGT